GGAGAACAAAAAGTGACAAAATGTTGTTTCATACATTCTTTCTATAAAATATAAAATAGCGACCGGTACTGAACTCCGGCTTAGTGTGTTGACTGAATGAAACCATTATAAATAATAGATTCATAAATGTGAATAGTTCACATTGGGAGGAATACCTTATGGTGCACCTCTCTACGGTATGTGCGAACACGCCGTCAGTTTTGAATTACTTACAATATCATAGATAATCGGAGTGTTCGCATTACCAATTGATCCCACCTATGATTGTTGCCACACTTCCATCTTCACTGCGTATCAGCCTACGCATTCACTATAACTTTGGTGCGCCGAGCGGGACTCGAACCCGCAACCTCGAAAGGGACGGTTTTTAAGACCGTTGTGTAAACCATTCCACCATCAGCGCATTATTCTTTATTACATTACTTTTTTTAATGCTACAACCGCATTATAATACCTTCCCTTTAATGCCGCAACCGATATCTCTAACTTTATTGCAGCATCCTTAAATCCATATTCTTTCACTATATCAACTATTGTAACATAATCTATAGCACGTGGCCGACCACCCAATGATGTATTTTTAATACCTGCAGCCTTCTTGGTAGCATACATTTCTTGTATGCTGGTAGCTATGTTGGCCTTATGTTCGATTGATTTGATCGAACCTTTATTTCCAGTGCCGAATGTATTTCCGATCTTCCCACGGGCATTTAATAAAAGAGCTTCCTCTCGACCATATTTTGCTACCGTTGCTTCCCACGGATTCTTATAAGTCCCTATCTCTTCCCGTGTCGCCATCATTCTTGCAACAACTTCGGGATTCCTCATGGGATTCTCTTCAGATGTATAACCTGCTGAGTTCCTAACCTGATTATAGTATTTTCTATTTACACCATAATATAGTTCATCATCGGGTATCAGACTTAAAAACTCTTCCTCTTTCTGTAATATCTCATTTGTTGATGTGTTATTACTTTCCCAGAGAATAGTTCGTGTAAATGTTTCGGGATGTCTATTATAGGAGTTCTTGAAGATTGTTCCACTTCCGATATATCCATCATCGGGTGTTCCCTGGTGTCGTCCTAGGTATTTTAGGCCATTTAGAGAATTGGTCCATTCGTATATAAATCCGTGCATAACACGTATTTATACATAAAACCGCCTAAATGATGGACAAAGTGAACTAAATCTTTATCGCCTGCTTGTCAACGATTTTGTAAAATCTATGATTGTCGATAACCGCAAGTAGTTTGTATTCTTTCGACCACTGCGGGTATTTATACTTCTTCAGTCTCATCACCGTCGGAGCCAGATAATGCGTTGCTCCATTGGTTGGATCATCGATCTCTTTCCGCATCACCGCCTTAGCGACTGCTAAAGCTTTCTCCCAACTTGCCTTATCAATTATATTCTTTTGCTTTGGCTCCAGGTGTAAACTCATCGCCGCCGCCTTCAGCGCAGGATTGTTATTGAAGATACTGTATTGCTTAGGGGCCAATACCACCCCGCAAACCGTCCTATTTACAGCACGATTCACAGCAGTATAGGCCACTGCCACCATACCCTTCTCTGCCTCCCCTCGAGCTTCACCATAGATCATAGTAGCCAAACACTTTTCCTGCTTTGGATCTACCTTTACAGCCTTCATATGCCCACGATAACACATCGTAGGAACACCTTGATGCATTATAATAGGTACAAAGGCAAGTGATAGGAGTAAGCGTCTCATGCTCTTATTATAAGAGCATTAGGAAAAAGAGTCAATAGGATAAATGGCAATCGCAGAGTAGAGGAGTACGGATTGAATAGTTCCTACCGGCCTTGCCGGCTAATCAACGCTGAAGTATTCTCTCATTGCCAGTACGATGGAGTTACCGCACCTTAATGGTAGGCCGGGTGGGAGTCTAACCCACGATCAACGGTTTATGAGACCGCTGCTTTAGGACTCTAAGCTACCGGCCCAGAATCTTTATTTTTCTTCGGTTTTTCGAGGATCATCTATAAGAATGCCCTGAGTCAGCAATGCATCACATAATCCATTCATAATGATCCATAGCTTCCAATCGGCAGCTTCTGATGACTTAGCACTCTCGGCCAACAGTCTGTTCATCTCTCTTAGTTCGACAAGAATTTGTCCATTTACGTTTTCTTCAGCCATTTGTTATCCTTTTATTGTAATTCGTGCTGACCATGCCAAATACATGAAATCTCATCCGAAATAATCCGTGCAATATGCGCGGAACAGATGATGTCTTCGCGGGCAGCAATCTTCCTAACTTCCCAAAAGAGAAATTGTGTCGACCACTTCTTTGAACTTGTTTCTTTCTTGAAACTTTCATGCACATCTTTTCTGCTATTGAATTCTGCATCGCAGATTTCGAATAGAGTATCAATTGCTTCCATCATGCTCGGCATGAGATAGTGTACCTCAATGCCATTGCGTGGTGTTGTGCCCATTATAGCACCTTCTTCTTCAGTTGGCTAACTTTCGGATTAGCGATAGCCACTTGTTTCTTTACTTTTCTGGGAGTAACTTCTCTCTCAAGATACCAGGCCAACAGTTTGGTCTGAACTTGTTCCGGAATACTTCCATAGACTGGATCATATGCGAAACGGATCGGAGCATCACCCCATGCACGGCGTTTCATAAACGCACGAACAGATGCGCGGTGTGCCTTATTAGCTGGGTCAAACTTTACAGTTTTGGGTGGTTGAAGCAACATATATTTTCCTTTGTGGTGTAAAATTTTTACAATCTGTGTCTGTTGTTAGTATTATAAGATTTTTAAGCTGATTGGTCAAGCAATCCAACTTATCTTTTTGTGCTCTTATAGCATAAGGATTCTTTGGATCCAAATATACATCATAATCTTCTAAATAAAAATCCGGAAAATAATTATGATATATGCCTTTTTTGTCTATCCATTTGATCGGTTTCGGTCTTATCCAATTCACATTTATCTCATCTAACCTTATTGCTAATATTTCCTCCCAAGAAGAATCGAGTTTAACAATTGTCCCATCCTTCTTTATATAATCTCGGACAGATTTTACCAATCGTCTATGCGGTGATGCCAACGCTTTTACTCGAGATTTTTCTTTCGATTCATCTGAGTGTTTCGGTAAGTATTTTCCTATTCGATTTATATTCGCTTCGGCATATTTTCCATCGATATGGGCTTTTTTGATTCCTCTTATTCTTTTTTCGACGGCTGTTGGAGTCTTTAGTTGAGATGTATCTCTGCTCTTTTCATACAAAGATCTATCAGGATTTTTATCGCACCATCTGGTGTGATTTGTTCTATCATCTGTTTCAGTGAAAAACTTTTCACACCATTTACAAGAGGTGAGTGGTTTGTATGGACCAGATCCATCACAAGATGTGATGTGTTTTTTGAAATTACAATTTCGTATTTCAGTATCGCATAAATTACATTTGGTTGTTTTCATAATAGTTGTTCCTCATCTTATGTATTTATCATAAGGAAGGTTTTTATCCTATCCGTTTTACAACCTGGTCCGGCGTGAGGGAATCGAACCCCCATTTAGGGAGTAGAAATCCCCTGTACTATCCATTGTACTAACGCCGGCCTATTCAATTGAAGAAGCCAGTCATCACAGGGATGACCGTAGTGCAGAGAAAACTTACATTGATGTTCTGTAAAACAATCACAGCAATTTCATTTAGCATGTTCATAACTAGCTCCTTTGTATATGTATTATAACAATAGATGGAAGGGGCCAGTTGACGGCCCCTTCCATCTTTGTCAGCTTGCTTACTTAGCAGCGGAAGCGGCTTTGGCAGGTGCCGAAGCGGCAGTCTTCTTAGCAACCTTTGCCTTCTTTGCCTTCTTTGCCAACTTAGCTGTGCGAGCATCAGCCTTGGTCTTGTTGACCTGTGCCTGGACAGGTGGTTGGGCAGTCTTGACAGCAACTGGTGCCGATGCTGTAGCAACAGGCGAAGCAGCCATTGCGGAGATTGCGAAAGCGGTAGCGATAAGTGCGATAAGTTTCTTCATATATTTCCTTGTGTTGAATGTTTACTAACTTAGTCTTCTATTATACGATATACAAAATGTATTTGTCAATCACCTTTCATGTAGGAGCCAAACTCTTTATCCAATTCGTCATTGGCATCATACCAATCATCTGACATGAATTCAGAATTTACAACAGCCTCAACAAGTTGAGTAAATTGATTGAGCATACTTTCGGGAATCGAATATGTATGCCCATCACAATCCTTACGCAGGATATTTCGTTCTTTTAGTTCAGCTGTCATGTTTATTCCTGTGGGTAGATTGGGTAGATAGTTGTCTTTGGTTTGAGAGTTTCAAGATAGCTCAACTCTAGAACTCGCTTCTGACCGCGTATGGATACAGAGAATCCACTGCGGAAGTGATTGAACTGATTTGGATACACCCTAGCGAGTGGCTTCAACATTCCGGTCACTTTCACAGAATATAGTTTCTTATCCTGAATATTCCAAAAGTATCCAGGGTACTTTGTTGCGACAAATTCTTTTGGTAAGGTAACCATTATTTTCTCATCCTTGCTTCCATATAACCTTCGAGGCCCATATACACCCGGTTCGCTTCCGTAAACGCAAGATGAAAGGTGGGTCCACAATAGACCAATCTATCAGAGAGATCTTTGTAGAATGCTGCACCATAGATCACTTCTGCGTTGGTAAGTTTATCGCCGGCCTGATACTTTTCATATATCTTGCCCGGATTCAATGTAGCAGTCATATTAGTGCAATGTATGTTGAACTTCTTCTGGATCGGATTCCATCAATCCGCCCTGCTGAACAATATCAACAAGATGATTGGAAAGCTCTTCCATTGCCTTCTTCACCTCACGCTCCTGACGAAGCATCATACGCAAGATGTTCCGACAATGCTCGGGTTCGATATCCTGAATCAGTAGCATCCGATTATCTTCGGTGAGCCAAGCTTCATCTGGGAATTCTTTTCCGTCATATGTTTTGTAAGTCTTGTGTTCTTGCCATTGCACCAAATAACCGTTGTTATCAGGGAGCGCCTGCACATTGATGATATACTTCTTTTCATCGAAAAGAGAGTTCACGAATGATTCAGTTTCCTCAGTTGAGAAGATTTCTTTTCTCATGATTCATCCTTGAAAGATGCTTCCATTGCTTCATCACGCATCTGTTCACGCAAGTAATCGGCCATGTCTGCCATACGTTCCGAATACGTTGGGTGCTTGGGGTCACTTCGATCGTATCCCATATCTTCGTCGAAGTCTTCGTCGTAATCGTCATTAGGGTGTGTCATATTGGCTCCTATGTAGTAATTATAAGTGATGACTCTGTGTAAGTCAACTGGTATCTTGCCGACTATATAGTATGTCCACCTTTTGAATCTGGTGAAACAGAGCATCGCCAAGACCGTTTGCTTATGTTGCCTGATCGCAACAACGACAGACATAGAGTGGAAGCCGACACCCACCAAGACCAAGTGTTGGCCTGCAGCCACAGATGCTGTCGATGGGCGGTTGGCATTCTCTTCGAAAAGGTAAGTTGGTACTTACTTTCCATCCTGTAAGAATTGTAACGAATTGTAACGGAATCCTTAGAAATCCATCGAAATTCGGCTCGAAACTCTTAAAGAGTTTCGTTAGATTGAATGGTTGGTTACCACATCGCTCGCACAACTGTATATAGATAATACGACAGGAGTGCTAACCAACCCCACCACATTGACAGCCCTGTTAACCATGACAACACCCAAATTACAGAAGTTGCGCCCACCGCACATACAATGAAGATAGTCAATACTCCTACCAGGAGACTACTTTCTTTCTCTGATGTCCCGCAAAAAGCGACAGCAGCATCAGCAATTCGGTCAAGTATGTTCATTCTTCGGCTAATCCTGGTAGACCTATAGTCATAAATTCGGTTGGATAATCTTCTGGATAGAGTTCTCTGTGATGCTCGTTGCACAAGACTTTAACCCATCCACCGCTGCGAGATTTACCCGGGTTACCACAACGTTCGCATACATGCGCTGTCATCGCTTCAGCAAAATCAATATAATTATTCATCTCCGTGGTACCACCATGCACATAAAAGCGCAAGGTACCGAACTTCTCTTTTACTTGAGCAATTTCAGGAAGTTCTGCCAATGCATCAGCAACATCCTTCTCGAGTTCTGCTATCGGTTTAGCAAATTTAGCATCAGGATTTTCCATCGCATACTTTAGACGCGATTTAGCATTTTCTACGCGATATGATATCATACCGCAAAGTGTATCAATGACATCATACCAACCATCGTCGATGCTGAATTCGAAATCTCCAGACTTCTGAAATAGATCGGGGTGGCGCTTGGCCAGTTCTTCAAATTTTTGTTCTTCCATAATTTATTATATAATAGTTATATGCAAAAGTCTATGCCTTCATAGATCTATAGGCGGGAAAATTGTGCAAGATTTTGGTGCAAGATTCCTATCTAGGAATGCCATTTGAAAATCCAAATCTGATTTGTAAATCTGAGATGGAAAACTGCGTAGGATTTTCAGATATAGACTGGACAGAAGGCCTGATAGATGAGAGAGGATTTGCTCAGTAACTCTGCATTCTTAGCATCGGTAGGATATTCGAGTCCTGCAATAGGTAAGTTCATTCTATCTGGTTTCTCAACATTGAAATAGAAATCCATAACAGGCACCATTAGTCTGCTCTTGCAATCTACCACCATATGTTTTACTACACTTCTGACAACGGTGGGTTTACCTTCAATTTGTAAAGTTGTTGCCTCGTTTGAAACTAACAATAGAGCGCCGCTAACATACTCACCTTTTTCTGTTATAGTTTTACCTAAACTATTTGTATCTACATAGGCTTTAGAGGTTGGATGTTTGAAACCAAATATGGGTTTCCAGTTAGTTGGTGGCCGTGGAATTTTTACATCTTCGGCAGCGGCAGCAACAATGCACACCGTCAATAATAAGAGTAGTGTGCGTAGTTTCATAAAGTTATTTACCTATTTAATATAGCCTAGCTGCCTTAATAGACTTATTTCATTTGTGTCCATTGCTTCAAAACTTACACGGTGACTGAACCTTAACTTGAGGAAGATTAAATCATCTTCTTCGATGTTGATAACAAATTTTCTAAGCATACCTATATCATTTAGGACAATAGAACCATAATGGATTGCACCAATACTGATTGCAATATTAGTATCATCCCATCCTGTTGGATTATGTTCGATCAGCCTGTAGTACACTTTTGGCTACCTTCGCATCTGGAAATGCAAGTGTGATAAAGAGTGCATCCTCTTCTGTAATCTTTGTTGTATAAATGAGCACATTGGTGCCCTTATAGGATTTACCACTCATTACACTATCGATAGAGTTTTTGTATAGATAATTACAAACACTACGATCAGTAGAGAAGGATTCTACTATTGTATATTCGGCAAGCATTACGCAACTTCGATTGTTTCTCTCAATGCTTTTATCTTCCCTACCTTACAGGCCAGGCGGAGATATAGTAATTCATATTTAGAAAGACTAACTTCGTAGGTGACTCCCACACCGACCGAGCCGTGAACACCCAGCCACTCTACACCCATTCTTGTCAATACATCCTTAAAATGAACTCTTTCTTCTGTGTCAATAATTATTGAATACTTACTTCTCATTTCAATTGGATACCTTCTAGTTTTTCTGCAAGGACATTCGGATCAAGAAGGCTACCAGCTGGCGTAGAACTATCAGTTGTGAATGTGCCATCGGGGTTCATGCCATTCACTCTGACAGTAATACGGACTGTATTCATGTCATCGATGCGCTTTTCTTCTGCAAGCTCTTCTTCCGTACGTTCACGTCGGATCTTCACGTGCCTCATACCAAGTCGGAATGTAAGGGCAGCTTCTGGGTCCATTTCCATAATGGTTTGTCGATCGCAGGTCCGTGTTTCATTTTCGATAAGTGGATGAAGTTCTTCTAGCACTGTATATTCTTCAGGCTCAAGACGTTCCATAATGCGTCTGAATTTTGTTTCTTCATCAGCAGAAACGGTAATTGTAAATTTTGTCATATTGTTTCCTATGTGTTTATTGTAGGCTGTTCCATCATACCTATCATCGGGATAGATAGTTTTAATACTACAGCTTCTTGTCTATCTAGCTCAACGGAGTATAGTACCGTCATCTCGGCCCTACCAAACTCATTTGATACCAGGGTGTATTTAGCCTTCTTGGTTGCTAGATATACCTCAAGTTCAAATGCATCACTAAGACCTGTTCTTATAAAGTATTTGCTCATGCCATATGATCCCGAAATGTACCGGGCGGATATGTCAGCTTGATCATTGTTTCGTGTTCTTCATTAGGCACATAGAATATAAATTCCACATACGATGTTTGCAGGCCTAATCCCACAATGGGTTCATCTATCTCTTTGGTTCTGAAAATAGTCACACCAACTACATCGGTGAGCCACTTTTTCTTTATGTCCGATTCCCATGCATCGCAGGTGAAAGACATGACTCTCATCGTTGTTTATACTCTGACTGCATTTCTAATTTATGGCGAAGTTTGATAGCCAATGCAGTCTCTGGATTAACTATGACACCGAATCCGATGACTGGTGTATTTGTCTTCCAATCAAATAAATCCTGACATGCCGGGTAAACCTTCTGATCATGAAGCCACTGAAGCTCTGTGCCCTTTAAGGCTGGACTTACAGTATAGAACATCTTAATCATAGTTTATTTTACTCTAGATTGTTAATTACCACAATCGGTTATTAACGTTTCCATGCATTCTTATTACCGTATTTGAGTTTTAGAAAAACTAATTCTTCTTCTGTCGTATCTATTATAAGAAGGGATTCACCGCGTCGATTTCTACTGTGGCGTGCAATAATTCTAAAATCATCACCCTCTTTATCTTTTAATGAATCAACTTCTTCCCAAGGAACAAACACATGGATAATCATGTCTCATTGACTAGTTTCATCATATCGGGAATTCGAGTATGCCCGTTTCTACTTCCTAGTAAGACATATATACGCTGACCTACTGCCGAATTCATTATCATTACAAGACAACCACCTGCCGGATTAGTAAATCCTGTCTTAGATAAGATAATATCCAGTTTACTTGTTAAAGGATTGGTATTATTTATTTTAATCGATCTTCTATAGAGTGTTATCTCTGCATTGGGTTGATGTGATATATCTTTGATAGTCCCACTTAAGGATGCAACCATAAGCAACTTCAATAAATCATGCGCGGTACTAACATTACCTTTATCCAACCCTGTTGGTTCTTCGTAGTGTGTACTAGCCATCCCAATTTCTTTCGCCTTCCCATTCATACGCTCAACACAATTAGGTAGATTGGTACATAGAATTTGTGCTGCAAAGTTATCTGATCTAACAAGTGCTAGTGTTAACAATTCATAACGTGTGAGTGATGCGACCTTATAAGGAATGCTACTATGTACTTGTCGCTTTGTCGGGATTACTAAAGATTCAGTGAGATCCTGCTCTGATGCGAGCAATGCGACCATGAGCTTACTGATTGAAGCAATAGGGCGGATTGTGTCACTATCCTGTTCTTTTAGTATAGTTCCGTCTTCGCTTGCCACAATATAACTCTTTGCACTGAATACAGGAATAGAAGCAATGCGAGTCCTATTACCTCTTGCCTCGACATTACCTATTAGTGCAGTTGCCGCGCACACGGCTAGAATCAGATGTTTCATTTTAGTATTATAAAACAAATGTAAGATAAAATCAACCGGTGTTGAGTCCAGACGCTGGCGCTTGCCATAATGGGCCAACACTTACCGGGCCATATGTTACGACAGGAGCAGACATAGTTGTACCATCATCTAATTGGAAGCTAATTCTGCCGCCACGGTCAGTTATATTTAAGAAATTATCCATAACTCGAATCATAAATGTGCCTTGTGTGTTGTCGACAAGAATAAGTTTTCGTGTCTCAAACATAACGCTTGCGGGATTTTTTGGATACCAATTGAACGAAACAATTCTATTCAATTCTGATCCTGTGAGTTTGAAGTAGCTAGGAACACCACTTGTAATAACAATTGCAACCAGCCCACTACCTTCAAATGGACTTGTTGGCAA